ATCGCTGGATGTCGCAGCAGGCACGAACAGGAAATCACTTTTTCCATACGCGTTCGCGGCCCGCACGTAGTAGAAGTACTCCCGGGCGAATGCCAGCCCAGTGTGGGTAAAGGTCAGGCCCTGTCCCAAGTACACAGCGTCCGCAATAGGCGCCGAAGGGTTGGTGGCATAGAAGTACTCATAGGTGCCGCCATTAAGGCTGTTTTGCAGGTTGGCCGGTACCAGCGTGATGGTATCGACCGACGCAAACACAGCACAGCTCTCCGGAACGGGAGGGCCACCCACGTTAACGCTGATGCTTGCCTCGCCAGATCGGGTGCCAGGGCCAAAGGCAACAACACTCATGGCGTAAACGCCAGAGGTGAGGCCATTGATGTTGCAACTCGAGGCTTCACCGCCAATCTTGAGGGACTGTACTACCTCGGTGCCCTTGCGAATCGTCACGGTGTAGCTGAGCACGGTCTGTATCGGTGGCGTCCAGCTCAGCACGCCTTGGACTACCTCGGCCACACCGCTGGGGGCCCAGGCCAAGCCAGTGACTGCAGCCAGGCCGCCAACCGGCAGGTTGATGAACCCTAACGGGTCATAGGGTTGGCCCACAGCATCATCAAAAATCGCTTGCTCATAGGGCTTGAGGGTGACTTTGCAGGCATCAGCGGCGCCCATGGTCCAATCGGTGACTATGAACTCGCCCAGGATATTCAGCGACGGCAGATCGACTTTGACTGCACGCCCCGGGCGGCAATTGTAACCATTGAAGTTCAGCGGCACGGCCAAAGAGCCACCCGAGCGCCGCCGCCGAAGGCTGATGTTAGCGAGCCGCTGAGCCAGGTAGGCGTCCGTCACGTAGGCAAACGACTGCGACTCAGCGAGCTCGCCACCATCGCTAGCGATCCAGTCCTGAATTGCGACCTCTGGATAGTCGGTCTCTGCCCAGGCCTGCGCGGGATCAATAAACGTCCCACGCATGGTGTTGATGGCGTCGCTGTTGCTGACCTCGGTCGTGCCCTCAACGGTGCCGATGACCATGTCTTCGTTGATGGTGAAGTCAGCCGGGCCATAGTAGGCGCCCACCTGCAGCGACCAACGGCCGCCAACGCGGATCAGTGTCCCGGCGCAGGCCGACAAAAGGTTATCCAGAACGGTATTTCGCTTTTCATCGGCACCAATGACCGCGCCGGCGAAATACCTGCGGGTGCCCGTGTTATCTGGCCCGATAACAGTTTCATCGCATACGTTGGCCGCACTGGCGAAAGATTCAAAGATGATCTCGTCATCAGGAATCGCGCAGCGGTTGCGCAGGTACCAGAGAATCAGCAGCGCCGTGTTGGCCGAGTATCCCAAGGCGCCGTTGCGCGGGTCATACACATCACTGCGCCCGCGGACCACGAAGCGCACATCAGGAATGCCGGATGGAAATTTCTCTGCGTCATACTTGAACGACAGGCGAACAAACGATAGGCCGCGGCCGATCTGCTCTTGGCGCCAGTCTGGGCAGTTGGCCAGGAGGAACGCGTTTGCCTGGGTCGGGTCAATGATCACCTCAGAAGTGGCATTCTCCCCCAACTCAGACAGGGGTCGCTCATCCACGTAGATCTCATCGACACCCGCAATGGCGCCTTCGGACAGTACGTAGACAATATGCAGCCACTCACCACTGGTCTGATCACCAGGCTGTTCCTGAACCCAGGCGAGCACACCCCCAGTGCTGACACGGCCAAGAATGAAGCGAACCGGAGCCTTGGACGACCGAACGGTCTGTGAGCTTGGCTCGGAGCTATTGGCGCCTGATACCTTGGCTGCGCCAGTGAGGCCGGCGAAGATGCCCTGTACGCCGCCGAACACGTCCTTGATCGCGCCAACGGGATCGTACAACGCTTTGATTGGAGCCGTTACCAGCTTGGCAACCGACTTGATAGATTTGCTCACTATTCAACTCTCCATGCCGCCAGTGGGTTGCAGTCCACGCTGGCCGCGCCTATGTCGGTTGCCGCCCAATAGCGATCTGACCAATACACCGCCACGCATTTGCCCTGCTCGTTCTCAAAAGCGACGATGTCGCCGCGCTGCACGAACTCAACGGGCACCCGCATGAAGTGAGCATCCAGTACGGCCTCAAGCGAGCCATGACGCGCTGCAATGACGCGCTTGGCGCCGATCTCCGTCTTGTATCGCCCGCGGTACTCCTTCGCCGGATCAACGCCGCAAATAGCCATTGAGCAGTCCGACACGAACAGGCAGCAGTCAAATTCGCCCCATAAAAAAGGCCGCTCGGAAGCGGCCTTAATGGTTGCGTGTAGCCTCGCGGGCCAATCTCGATAGCGCATGACATTTACTCGTAAGTGAAGGACGGCGCGTCTTTCTTGGCGCCCCAGTAGATGGGCCATTCCGCCATCTGCGCGACGGCGTAGAAGAAGCGGTCACCGTCGTGGCGGGCTCGGTGGTTCTCGTCGGTCCAGCGCTCAGTACCAATCCGGTTCCACTCGGCCATGCGGTCGATAATGGTGACCGTGATGGTGCTATCCCCGCCCGATCCGCCATAGGAAAGTTTGGCGGCGTCCATACGACCGCTGAACAGAATATCAGCCGCGTAATTCCCGGCCTCGTCATAAACGACAAACATCAGGCGGGCCGACCGGCCTCGACAGCCAGCCACCGAGGTTTGGGAAAGGATGTAGCTGTCCAGGCCATTCAGCGTCAGATCGATGGACAGGGAAGAGCCCGAGTCAGCGCTTTCGCTGGCCGCGCCCACTTCGCCGAAGGTGCCAACGCCGTCGTACGCGTGACCGTTGATGACCAGTTGACCAGTGCCTGTGTGTGCTCTGACCATGCCATCCGCGAAATCCAGCTCGCAGGCGAACACCGGCGTGAAGTTGCCTGCAGCAATGATGCTCAGCACTGAGGATGAAAATGGGAAAACTGCAGCCATTAGAAGGCCTCCCGACATTCGATGGAGAGCTCGGCCACCACGGGCCTGATAGCAAGGGTGTAGCTGTCTTCTGTGAGGCGCATGATCGAGTAAGGGTTTCGGTATTCCACTGCCGTGCCAGCTAGCAGGGCAGAGCGCAACCGTCTGTTCAGGGGCAATACAGCCGTGCCACCGGAGCTGGATACCACATCCTCAACCACCTCGTGCATCACACCATCAATGGTGATGTAGTCGCCCTGCCTGAACACCCGGCGGCTGCCCTGCAATCCACTCAGGGTAATAGTTGAGGCCATGGCTGAACCGGTCTGCACAACCGGGGCACCGATATTGTCCGTCCGCTTGCGCGTGAACGCAGGCAGCTTGAACGTGCCGAAGCGCCCCTGCAGGCGCCCCATGAACGCAGTCACGATCCGGTCACGATCACGGGTCAGCGGTGGCAGCGACAATGAGCACTTCCAATACGAACCCGGGTAACCCACGATCTGCTGGCTGTTGTTCAGCGTGGAGCTGAAGTCGCGGTTGTTGTAGACCATGCCCCAGCTCATCTCAGCAGGGCACACCTGGGCTGGCCATTCGATCGCCATCGTTCCACCTTAAATTTTCTTGCGGATGCTCTGCATGATCTGGCCATTTCGGTTCACGTCTTGGAGGATCGCAGTTACCGTCTGGCGCATGCCTTGCTGAACCATCGCTACCGTCTGAGGGCTCACGTCGCCGTTCACATGGAAGACCTGGTGGATAGCCACGGGTTGAGAGGCGAGCTTAGGATTAGAGCCAGCGCCAATGCTCGCACTGTCTTCGCCAGCAGATCCCGATCTTTCAGAGGCAAAGAATGAGGGCAGATTTGCTGAGCCGACGTAGCCACCATTGGCAAATCCACGCTTACCGCTTTGGTTCAGGCCAATCAGGTAGTCCTTCATGCCCGGCTGATCAACCACCTCCTTGCGAATCACCACTTCCCCGCCGTGCACAACACCTTTGGGCTCGTACTTGCCGCCCACGCCGGTGTAACCACCCTCCGAGAAGCCCGCTATCGCCGTAGCTGCCATAATCCCGATCGAGGCATAACCCAGGCCGGAAACCAGTGCTGCCGCTGGAATCCCGAGAATAGGCCCCATGGTCAGAGCTTTGGTGGCGGCCTCCTCCGTGTTAACGATGGCCTGGGCAATTGCCGCAGCCTTCGAGGCTGCAAACATGACCTTGTAAGCCGTCGAGCTCTTGCCAGCCATGTCGCCCATCATGTCCGCAACGCTGCCAGTCATTCCGGCGAAGATGCCAAGGGTTGTTGAGGTATAAGCGGACTGTATAGATTCGAGTTGGTCGGTATTTTGCTGATTGATATCCCTGACGCGATCAAGATACTGCTGCTCGCTCGACAGCTTAGCGTCATGCAATGCTTTTTGTCGGGCCAGCTCGGCTTCGTGCCATTCGGCCAATTTTTTATCGGCCTCAGCTACTTTTATTAGTTCACCGCTAGGCCCTCCGACAGAGGCGTCTAGGCCTCCAAAGCTTGGCGCCTCGGTGACGGATGCTTTTGAAATAGCGTCAGCGCCAGCGCGGTACTGATCAGAGCTAAGCGTTCCAGCACGATTGGCATCCTCCAGAACCTTCATCCGTTCGCGGGTGGTGGCAAGCAGCGATTGCTCCTTTGTCTGCAAGCTGGCCATTAAGCCGTCGTATTCCTTGCGCGCATTCAACGCGTCAAGTTCGATTGCTTTCCCCTCCAGCCGCAACTTGTTCTGCTGGCTCAGATTCGACAGTTCGCCGTTGGCCAGCTCGTAACGCAGACGACCCAGCTCGGTAGTCTCGCCGAACAGAGCCACCTGCTGGGTCAAGTTGGCCAAGGTCTGCTTGTAGGCATCATTCAGGCGCTCAGCCTGACGCTGGATATCCTCGGACGCCTTTTTAGCCCTCTGCTGCGCCTCTTCAGATGCCTTGGCTGCAGCTTCCGAACCCTGAATGGCCGTAGCGAGGATTCGCCAGCCCTCGGCTGTCCCTGGGTCAACCCCTTCACGCTCGATCCGACGGTTGATTTCGCCCAGAAGATCACCGCCATCACGAACAGATTGCAGGCGCTCCACCAGGTTCTTGGTGTAACTGTTCCAGCCGTCGACCGTTTTCTGGTCCGGGCCCGGCATGCTCTTCAATCCGGCATTGGCGCCAGCCGCAGCGGCGGCAACGTCATCCAGTCGGCCACGCAGCATGTTAGCCACGTCGCCATAATCACCCGAGGCCTTGATTGCCTCACCATAGGCAGCCGCCGAGGCGTTGATGGCTTTCGTCATCTCCTCGTTCGGACGGATGGCAGC